GGAGCCATTAACTACCTCCTAAACGGTTTCAGCAACATCAGTATTATTACCGATAACTTCTGGTTTGTCTGAAGCTTCACCGAACCAAAAACCTTTTCCAGCTACAGTGCCATCGACACCAATAGTGTGGGAGATTTCTAAGGAGTCGCCAACTTCAAAATCAACGCTAAGATCACTATCTACAATGGCTTTACCAATGGCAAGTGATGTGGTGATTTGTAAAGTGGAAACCGCTGATTCATCCGTAGCGGATAATGGTGTAGGGCGTTTTTTGAAAATCACAGTTGGGGCTGTAGTAGTTCCTACCGGAACTTCGCCAACTACAATAAAACCTAACAAGTTAATCGTACACGCTTTTACGCAGATTAATTCGCCATGGTCAGCAGAAGCTGCGCCAATGTCCATTTCCCGCATAACACCAGCCGTAGTAGTGGCCAGTGGAATGTTCGGTACAAAATAATTTAATAAACTTCCAGATTGTGCGTATGACATCTTTAATTCTCCTTACGAACTAGTTAAGTGAACGACACGAGCTTCACCACTGTTAGCTGAATCTTTCCAAACTTGACCGAAACCGTAGATTCCGTACCAAGCTACACCTTTGGAGCGTCCGTAGTCTTCAGATTCTTTAGCACGAAGCTCAGGATCTTGAACAACTGCCATGACTACAGGGTCCTGACCGAAGAAAACACCTTCACCTAAAACAGAACCAGTACCTTGAGTAGCGGACAATGCGGAAGTGTGATTCACTTCTACGAAGCGAGTGTTTTCGATACGTCCTACTTCGCCGTTATACTTGGCTTGTGGATCAGTATACTTTTTCCAATCAACCCATTTAGGATCAGACATAAGACCGCGCTTAGCTTTATAAGAGATAAGAGCTACGTAATCGTCGCCTGAAAATGGCCTGATGTTAAGTGTGCCGAACATATAATCTCTGATCTGTTCAACGTGATACATGTTTAGGTTAGAAGTAGCTGCACTTGAAGCAGTACCGTCAGTATCAAATACTGTAGTAGCTACGCCAGTAGGAATAGCTTTTACTTGACCCTCTTTAAAAGCAGCCGCAGCCGTAATATCCATAGCTAAGCTAAGTTGATCTCTAAGTTTCATTTGAATAGAGTTTTCAAGATCAAAGTGTCCGAGATCAATAGACAAGCTAGTGTAAGGGATGGCCCGTCCACGCTCACTAACAGTAATAGCTTGTGTGCTAAGACTGATTCCATCTTCTGGAATTCTAACGTTTTCATTAAGTACGTCAGAAGTAGGTACGTCTACGTTACTGACTCGAGTGATTGTAATGGACTCGCCCATTTTTTTCCCGTAACCGGGTTCTGGCTTAGTAAATCCCATGAACTTTGTATCTTCAATAGCCGCCATGCGCATTTTGGAGCTTAGATCATGGTTTTTATATACGCCTGCGGGTGCATCTGCGACCCAACTATGATTTGCCATATAAAACCTTCCTTAGTTAGTGCCCCAAACACCCTTGCCTGAAGCGGTTAAATAACTACTTATACTTACGTTGACGAAGTTGCGCCGCGAAATCAAGTGGTTTCTTATTTTGGGCTTGACTAGACTGATTGGTAACAGTTGGGTTACCACCTACACTAGGTCCAGCCTTCGTATTAGATAAGACTCGAGTTGGTTTTCTCGCTTCAATGTATCTTTGAAACTTTTCTCGGACTTTAGTTGCGACAAAATCCATGGCCTTTTTCTGGTTTCTACTAGCCAGCGCCTTAACGGTGTCCATGTGTTGGTTGGCTACGAAGTTAACGTCTTCTTCAAAGTCGGCCAGGTCTGGGTGGGCTTTGGTGAAGTTGTTCCAGAGCTGTTGTTCCTGCGTTTGGGCCTGCTGTTCCCTCCTCATCTGGGCTACAGCTTGTTCGTAAACTTTTTTATTATTATCAGCTAAAAATTGGGCCGGGTTTTCATAGAACTTATCCATGTCTATTTCTGGCTCGGGCTCAGGCATGGCTTGTTGTAATTGATTCGACTGAGGAATGTATTGCATAGCTTGTGCGCGACCTTCTTCACGGGCCTCGGCTAGTAGGGTTTCGGTTTCTAGTTGCCCGACTCGGCCTTTTAGGTATTCGAATGCCTCTTTTTCGGTGGCAAAAACTTGACCGTCATACTCAAAACCTTCTGAGGTTTCTTGTATGGCTTCGGGTTCTGTATCGGCTTCCGTTATACTAGGTGCGGGTGGCTGAGGGGCGGTTTCTTGTACCGGAGGTACCTCTTCTCCCTTTTGCTGGTTGCCTGCAGGTAAGTTATTACTATGCTGCATAAGTTGTTGCAGTGTTTCGCTTTGTTCTACTTGTAACGTGTCTTGGCTCATTGGTTAGTCTCCTGTGATGATAGTTCTTGTAATTTATATTCTATGTCTTCTTTTATTGAGTCGTAGGCGCTGCATTCGGCTAGCATGGCTAGGCTAACTTCGCCATGGTCACGATAATTACGGAGCAGCTTTTGGTAAGCGGTTTCACACTTTTCCTGGATTATTGGAAGTAAGACGGGCGCTGCTACGTGTAGTTGTCTGGCCTGTATTTTCTGTTCTTCTGTCATGTAAGCTCCTTGATTAGTTCTTATTGGTCAAAATTAGTGGCGAGGCCCGGAGGTTGGGCGCCCATAGCACTGGCAAAACCCCCAGGTGCCGGAGCTGCAGGAACCTGACTCATGTCTCCGTTAGGATTCATTCCTACGTCGTTAGGTTGTACAACTTCTTGCTCTTCATGTTCTATTTTATGCGTGTCTATGTTTAATGACTCCATGATTTCACCTAGTAATTTGCCCATGTCGTATTTCTGGATGAATTCTTCAATGAGTAATTCACTAGAGCTGATAGTCTGAAGCATGGTGGTTAGTTTGCGGAAGTCCTGAGCTTTGGCTAGGGTTTGCGTGATACCCATTACTTCGAACTTGTATCCGTTTACTGTTTGAACGAAAACGTCTTGGGGATCTAGTTGGCTTAGTTCTGTTCCACGGGCTTCACCAAATATAGATATGAAAACGTCTAAAGCTATCTGGTCCCAGTTTTGAGCAATAAGCATCCAAGACATAGTAAGCTCTTTGACTATTTGGTTTGCCTCAATATTCTTACTTATGCCCTGGAATACTGATGTTATGGTTTGAGATTGTTCTACTACTTCGGTGGCTTTGACTGCTCTGTCGGGTAAGACTCCACTTCTTAAGTCAGTAGTAAGGGCACTTCCATTATACTCCTGTTGAATTAAGTTAAGGACGTTAAGTGCATCATTGGGCACATCCACAGTAGTAAGGGCTTCAAGAACTTTAGCTCCTACAGGAAGACTTGATTTAACCTTAAGTCCTACTCCCGGTTTAATACCGTCACTGACTTGTTCTGGGTTTGCTAGATCCTGCACTCTGATCTGCATCGGACTATGGACCTTTTTAAATGCTGCATCCAGGATCAGGTTAAGCATTTCTACCATAGTGTGATTGTGTTTTACGGCTGCGTCCATTAGGGCCATGGGCCATACGGCTCCATCGACTTCTAGTAGTGCTGTTGTGATGAATGGTTTTAATTGGTGCCACATAGGGTTTGGAGTGGGTCTGCGTATAACAGTAGTACCGTTGGCTACAGTAAAGACACAGTTTTCATAGAGTAAATCACCGTCTTCACCTACTATATTACCCCAGAACTCTTCAATCTGGACTTTCATTCTATGGCTACCGGTTTCGTAATCATATATTTGATCGGTTTCGCGATTCTTTTCATATTGATCTAAGGCGTCTTCGTGATCGGTTTTGGATATTTCGAACACTTTAGCGGAGTCATAGATAGCGTCTTCCCCTTTACTTCGTGCAATAACTTCGTGCATGTCGAGTTCTAGTTTTTCAATACAATACATTTCGTCGCCACTTGGGTCGGGGTAGAAGTCGTCATTACGGACTCGCTTGAATGCAAGCTCCCAAGTTTTATCGTCTACTGCTACTACGGATTTTTTTAAATTCTTCCCCTTACCATCAGTTTTGAGTTTGAATTTAGGTTTAGGTACTAGCTTGCCATGAGGTTTGGATAACATTAGGCCGCCTAGTAGTGCCCGCTGTACACTAAGCCCGACATGCCTATAATAACCGGCCTGAGTTAGTTGAAATTGGAGCATTTTTTCCGCCTCACTAGGCTTGATTAGCATTGCATCTATTGGGGTGCTTGAATTTCGCATACCCACTTTAAACCACTTAGTAATGTCAGATAGGGCTTGTTGGAAGAAGCTGGATGTTTGTTGAACGCTCATTCTAACCTTACTAAGGACTTCTTTAGACTGGCCGGCAGTTTTATGTGTAAAGTCATGGCGTAAGTGGAAGGCGTCATAGTTTGCTTCGGTCATGTCTTCGCGTTTTCTGCGGGCCATGTCTGCTTCCATTTTACAGGACTCTAGATACTTGATTAAGTCTGCATCAGTGTGGTTTTTAGTAAGTGCCATATTTTAACTTCCTTTCGGGTCGTTTAGATGTGTGAGTGAAGCCGTAGTCAGGGGCCGGGATTTCCATATCGACTATTGAGCTTGGGAGTTTTTCCTTTGCTCCCCATGCTAGATACTGAAAGGCATCGTGAGGATGGGAATGTTTGTCTTTTATGGGTTCGGGTTTTGTGGTTTCTATAGAACTCTGGCTGTCTTTATAGCGATAACCGCCGTCGAAACCTGCAAGTAATGTAGATACTTCTTCGGGATCAAGTTCTAACCACGCTCCGTCTTTATCGATGCCTAGTAAGAAGTGTTCTACGGCACCTTTTCTGTCTGTAAGGTTAATGGGTCCGGGTTCTAGATTGTATATAGGTGCGTATTCTTGCATGACTTGGGCGCAAGACCGGGCATCCGTTTGGGCTTTTTGAAATCCGGCAGGATCTATCCAGTGAAAATGGTCTTTTTGTGGATTAGACCAGGCCGGGTAAAGCTGACCTACGTCACTCATGACCTTAGGGGCGAAAGTTTGAATGCCTTCGTTTTGACTTACCCATTCTTTGAGTACTTTGAGTGAGTTTCCTTGTTTTTGGGCCAGAATACACGAAGGAGTTAGGCCAAAATCCCAGCCAAAGAGTAATGGAAGTCCTTGATGTGGTTCTAACTTCTTACTTGATATATGAATGTCTTTACGGAAGTTGGGATAGACGGGCATACCCGAGAAAGCTGACCAAGACTTTTCGTACTCGCGTAAGTATTGATATAAAGGAAGTGTGCGTTTTAACATTGCCTTATATTCCGGTGTCCTTCGATCTGGATGTGCGGAATAGTGCAAATCCACAACAACGAATTCATTTTCTGGATTCTTCCACATCTCTATACCTTGCATAGGATGTAAAACGGGCACAGGTGCTACTTCTGCAAAGTTATCGTGGGTAAGGCTGATTTTATCAAAAACTATATTTTTAAAGAAGCCTGGGGCGCGTGATGAAATTAACGTCATACGGCCTCCCCCTAATATCGTTGGACGGGCTGCGGAATACATATTTTCAAATTCAGGCTGGAAGGCAGCCTCATCAACTAATATGTCGGAAAAGGTAAACTGGCGTAACTGATCAGCCCCTGTAGGAAAACCTGCACAGTAACTAGTTATGCCATCACCGAATTCGAATTCGATCTTAGGTGGAGACTTTAACATACGTCCACCCTTGAGCGTAGGTAATAAGGCCCTTGGTATCTTATCCTGTGGGATGTGGTTAAACATGAATTCGATACGACTCACCAATTCCATAGAATCGTCTTCTTTCTTGGACACGGCTGCATGCTCACGCCCTTTAAAGAATATACAATCCCACAATTTAAGTGCTAAAAAGGTCCAAGATTGAGTTAGACGGCGTGACTTTGGAACTGCAATTAGCTTTTCTCTCTGCCACAGCCTCACTATGAAGCGCAAATAGTCATAGTTAGGATACTGTTTAATTGGATTATCTAAATCCACTGCATCTTTAGTAAAACAGCATTCAGTTAAAAACGCCCATGGGTCATTTCTATATCGGGTATATTGTTTTAAAGCTTCATCATTAGTTATCACGTTGAAGTCTCTTTCGCTTACGCCATGCCTGGGTTCTTCTGTATACGCATTTACGGCAATTGCGCTGCATACCCGTTTTAGTTTTACGTAGATACGTATTAGCTGATGTAAATTCATGGCCATTGATACAATGTGTTTTATCCCAAGTTGGGTTTAGCCCACGATCTCGCACATCTTTAAGGTTAGTTTGGGCGTTACCTTGATACATATGCGATGGATTTATACACTTTTGATTATCGCAATTGTGGCATATGTAAGCAGTTTGCGGATAGTCTCCATTATAGATATAGAAAAATACCCTATGGAGGTATTCACGGTGAGCTCGGCCAAAGGATACGCGAGCATAACCATGCCCGGAACTCGTACTATTATAAGTATGTTCCCAACAGCCCGATTCAACCTTAATGAACTTCCTGTGTAGCTGCGTGATCTTTTTTAATGTTAGTTTATCTACCCATTCCACGCTTAGTCCTTCAGATTAGTATTTAACCACTTAGTAAATTCATCGCCAGACTCTTTAATGGGCTCGCCTCCTGTAGCTTCCAAACCACTGTCGGTTAATTGTGGTGTATGGCGGGCACGCACATCAAGTGTTTCACCGCGTGCTTTCATTTTGTCTAGTTGGTCTAAGAATACGCCTATTCCGCCCGTCACATTGATGTCGGTTTGCTGTGCGGCTTTCCCATCTACCTTCTCAAGTACCCACATTGCAGCTTTTTCTTTTTCCTTAACACTAAGATTGGTATCAGTGAGTATATTTTCGATAACACTCATTGCATCGGTGGCAACTTCTTTCATTCGTGTCTTAGTGTCGGTTTCAAAGAGCCGGTCCCGGTAAAGGTGGATCTGGTCTTTAACTCGACGGTTGCTTAGTAGAATACTTACACGGGAAGCTGTGTAACCTAACTTCTCGGCTATCTCGTTATTCGTTTTACCGTGGGCAGCCATTCGACATAGCTCTAGGTGACGCTGTAGGAGTGGACGATTGGGGGCGAGCATTTTATTACCCCATGTGTCATCGTCATCCGGTGTGTAACCTTCCTGGGTTGAATCACCAAAAGAACCTACAGTACGTGGGTATTTAGGATCATCAGATTGGTTCATGTTACCTTCTTGCCACATTGACGTTGCCTCGCTCGCCATTGACGCTTTTGTGCCCGTTTACACGTTAAACACTCACGACGTTTTTTATTTGTACCTGTCCAATAGATATTTTCAGGGGTAAACTCGTGACCACGCTTACAATGAGTTTTTTGTTGCTCTAGATGCCTACCTTTTTTAATCATATCTTTAATATTGTCTGCCTGTGTACCTGCGAATAAATGAGAAGGATTAACACAACGTGGATTATCACACTTATGGCAAATATTAAGGGTTTCATCAAATTCGCCGTTATATAGATAGTAAGATACACGGTGTGCTAATAAGTGTTTAGGCCGTTTCAGGTTTCGTTTTATTGTAAATCTACCGTAACCGTGTTTAGCGGAATTAGCCCGCCATATCCAACAACCAGACGCCGGGTCTTTATCATATTTATCACGTAGTCGCAGCCAGTACGTGCTGTCGATTAAGTCATGTATTGCTGTTTTATCGCCACTCACAGTTGATAGTTCCATTGGTTACTAGGTGGTTACTTAGTCATAGTCTAGCTTACTGGTTTCTTTTTCGATACAAGTGATGGAGGATATGGCAGATCTAGGGACCATGGTCTTGATCTCCTTACCTTTGGCTTCGCTCTTCTTTACACAGATGAGATCGTTGGCTAGTAGGATGTTTACTGCCTCGTCTTTCATAAGTTTAGTGGTTTCACATGACCACATGAAGCTATATGCCTTGCCTGCGTGAGTTAGTATGCTTACTGAATATTTTCTTTTCATGGCTGTTCCTTGGGTTTAAAAGTCTGTTGTTATTACTAGATCATTTCTTTCTTCTAGTTGTATAAAAGTAGCTTCACGTCCACCAGTACCCCTGACTGGGGAATTAGCAGAAGCAGATGCTGCCACAAAGGTTAAAGAGGTTGCAGTTGCTTGAAATTTTACACTCATAGCCATATTCAGGTGATCTGCTGTTGTGTCAGAGGACTCATTTATCTGCATCAATACTCTATCTATAACCGTAGAGTCGTGAGTGACATCCACATAGACAATTGAGTCAGAACTTGAACCATCATTACCAAGTCTCATCCTTCCAGTGACTTCATACCATTTACCTATTACTAGGTTACTGCAGGTAAGGTCTGACATGGCCCCGTCGCTAGTGACGTCAGCACTAAGAATCTTGGTTTCTATTTTGTTTTTAATAGATTCGTAATAATCTAAAGAACCGCTTAATGGGTTGAATTTATAAGGCATTAGAGCTCCTTAAGGTGCGGATTTAGCGATAGCGTTTGATGCTAGCGTGGCTTTAGTGGCATCGGTATAGGTGATTGTGTAGACGACTAAGTCTGTGCCGCCTAGGGAGTAGGTATAGGTTTCACTAGCCGTAGTGGGTTCAGCGTAAGCTATGGCGTCCCATGCTATGGCGTTACCATTTACGTCAGTGACTCCGTCGGCACCTAGGCTGGCTACGTCTAGTGCCCGTTTAGTCCCAACAGTTGACCCGGTTATGTTACCAAAGGCCTCGCCTGTGGGCTGGTCCACTGCATCTTGGGCATGGATTTCGTTTCTTGCCATGAGCTATCTCCCCTTCTAGGTGTCGTATCGTGTTTGAGTAGTTACCGATGTAGAATAGTGTGTAACCATTACAGGGGCAAGTGATAAGTTATCGGGTAAAGCAGCGAGGCTTCACTGGGTTTTCATTTATTAACGTTACGGTGGGGGTAGGGAGGCTTTAAGCACTATGCGTGAGCGTGGTAAGACATCCCTAGTATCACGGACACTGTGCCGGCTGTTACTGTTACGCGTAGCACTACATCACCGTTACCACTCGGCGTATCTGCGGTAGTCGGGTCGAGGGTTGTGGCAAGGTTTGTATCTGTTTGAAAGCTTGTGTCGTTTAAGCTTTTTGAGGCTGTGGTGAATTTGTCTAGGTTAAACTGCGCGCCATTTGGATAGTCTATAAGTTGGAAACTTTTTATCTGCCCCGCAGTTTTAGTGGCCACCAGCTTGTGTACGGTATAAAAATCCCCATTAGTAGCGTCTACATTTGCTAAAAAACCCAGTTCTAGAGTATAGGCAGCGTTACTTGTAGCATCTGTGTCGATAGTAACACTCTCTAAATGGGCAAAGCCCGTTTTATCATGCGCATAATTGGCAGTGTCACTGATGTCTATGATAATAAAGTCCTGGCTAGCTGTGAGATCCCCACTTTCAAAGTGTAAATTCACGCTATTAGCGTGTGCATGTTGAACAACGTCTAAAGCATTAACGTGATCCCCTATAGATGTGCATGTGATGTTTTTCCATGGGCTGTTGTCGGAATCACTCTTGGGCGTGTTTTGTAACCAAATCTCGTTCTTGTGGGACATAGGATTTATAATATAGTGAAAAATTAAGCTGTGACAACCTCAAAATCTATCCGTTTGTGTCTGTGTGTTCAAGGGGCTCGGTTTCTACAAAGCTAGCACTGACTGTGTTAGGTGGCACGTTATTTAGCCAATGCTGGAAACTAAGTATTGCTCCGCCTGTGGTGAATAAGCCACCGTGTGGTGTATCTTGATCCACTTTTGCCAGAAAGTTTCTAAGTCCTATAGGTGTTCCGTCTCCGTCGCTCGAGTATTTCTGCCCATTAACTATGAAATTAAAGTCTCCTGCTACTGAGAATTCGAAACTGTCTATGCCTGGGTGGATATGGGCCCGGATCTCCTTAACTTCGTGTGGGATTATGAAGAGTTCGGTTTGAAATTGGCCCTGGCGATCTAGTACTAAGCCGCTGAGTTGACCACCAGAGACTCCAACTATGCCTGGTTTTATAGCATTAGCGGGCGGCCTCCAACTCAGAATGGAGCTAGAGAGGATACGCTCTGCATAGAAATATAGCGGATTGAATTCGGTACGAACAAAGTTCGGGTCCATCTTGATTAGGCTCATAGCGGGCTCCTCGGGAGCTAGATTAAAGGGACGAGTGGGAGACGGTCAATACTGGGCCTTGGCCTAGTGCAGCGGGGCCCCCGGGGGATACTACTAACAAGGTTTCGGCTGAGCCGGCCCCAGGTGGCCACGACGTGCCTGGTATATGTATGTTTTATGTAAGTGTTTAATTTCACATATCTCGCTACTTAGACACGCGTATAAGTACGAGGGTGTCGACGTCTGTGTAGGGTGTACCCTAGGGGGTTGAATATATAGGTGGTATGATAGTTGCAAGGCGCTGAGCGTCACTTTGGCACCTAAAAAAGCACGAATGTTCGTACGGTTTCGACTTAGATGCAGTGGATCTATTATATCATAACACATAGCAAGGTAGGGCGCAATACGATGTGTCATATTTACATACTGAATGGCGCGGGCCCTAAATACTTGATATTACTGGTGATTTAGTGTGTCATTTTTACACATCCTACACCGTAGATCAGTAGTTCAGAAGATCGATACCGGCATATATCTGTGTCCAGGTATACATCGGCACGCTAATTGCCTAATTCATTCCATCAGCTTTTGCCATATGGCTATGTATATAGTTTTTTTTTTTTTTTTTTTTTTTTTTTTTTTTTTTTTTTTTTTTTTTTTTTTAATATTAACTACTTAGAGCATGACGCGTTGCCTTAGGGCCCGATATGGCATGGGTCCATTCTTCTGAACGACTGAATTACAGTGTATATTGTGTAGACACGTTAGTTTAGCCCTGATAGATAGATAGCTAATAAACGGGCAGATTGAGCCCACTTAATGCGGAGATAATATGGGAAATATAGATATAAGTGACGTTGAGATAGGGAAGATTGATTTAAAAGGGGATTTGAGTAAGCTCACGCCCGAGCAGATGGAAAGAGCCCTTTTGGGTATTAGAACGTCAAAAGACGGGGATGAGCTCATTGATCGGTCTTATGCATATATTAAGGCGGTTTGTTTTTTGAGCGGTGAGGGGGTGCCTTTAAGGGCGTTTCAACTGAAAAACCATCAAGCGTTTAATACTTTCTTTGGCACGTCGAGTGTTGAGTCGGTTTTAAGTAAAGTGGCAGCGAAATATCCTCAGTATGGGTTTTTGATACGCGGAGCGGCTGGAAATAAAACCATATATGTAGATGTGAGTGATTTAACGGAGCGGTTAGGTTGGAAACATCAAGTTAATGAAATTAAACGGGTTGGGAATTTAAGGATTGCTAAGGCGTTGCATGTTGATGGTGAATCGAAAGCTCGAGTTAAGGCGTTTAGTGAAGAGCTCAAGCAGGTTGTCGAAAAGGTGAAAAGTGAGCAAAAGTTAGACAGCAGACAAGTGTCTAAGATTGTTGAGGAAACCTGGAAGATAGTCGAAGGTGATCAGAAGTTCGACGATTCGATTTGGGATTGAGTTGGATAAGTCCTTGGAATTATTAGGGGCGTTCCATTGGCACGTCCCATGCATTAGTAATTACTATTAAACGAACCCAAGGAGTGAGCCATGAAAAATTTAAAACAAATAAATTTACTAGATAGTTATATGGATCCAGCGGACTTCCGTTTTTTCTGTAGCCAGTGGGCTCCGAACGGAACTTCCGATTTAATCATTGTCGATCAGGATGGACAAATCGTTGAGTCCATCTCTGAGGCTCTTTTCAGTCCACCTCAGGATAACGACCGTCACGGAGCTGTGTTTGGACAAATATTTTACTGTGATTCTGATTCTGTTTTTCCCGTGGAGCCTGATTCTGAAGAGCAGGAATCTGATATCTTTCCACTAACACTCGACGATGTATTGAGCTCAATCGCTCAAAGTCCGGTTCAATCGAGAATCAGTGTTTTGAGACAAATCGTCAGTGCTTTAAAGCGCGCCTGAGATTCCCTGAATCAGCGCCTATTGATGGCGCTGTATTGAGTGAATTTTAAAACCTAAGGAGATAGAGATGAGTAAAGCAAAAGTTTTAGAGTTTCCAGTGCAAGAAAAACAAGAAATTCCACGCGCAAGTAAGTCTAGATATCAGAACTTAGAAAAACACGTAAAACGAGTTCAAGGCAAGAATCGGGTTTTTGAGAAGTCTGAGATTCACGCTTTAAAAATTGAGTCTTTAGATATTGAAGTAACCGTTGCTGATCAAATCGAAAGTGTACTCCATAATTTTTTGACGGATCTTGGATATTCAACGGATAGGATTGATCCATTGGAGTGTCGATCTCGCGATGGCTTCAGTCCATTCTCCCACAACAAAGGAGGTCTGGAAGCCATAGCTTTTAAAGATCAATATTACTGCCAAATTGAGGGCACTGGATTTGAAAACGCAGATAATACTTTGAATAAATACTACGACTTTGATCTTGAGAACTTTGAAAGGGATACTGATTTAGATCTTCCATCAAACAGGGACGATTGGACTGAAGACCACTGGACAGCTTTTGATGAGTACCGGCAAGAAGACTATCAAGCCACTGTTTTATTTGGCTGTGATTTGATGCTGACTGGTGAGTCAGAGCTAAATATACGTCTTACTATTTGTGTTAAAGATGCGCCTTATCATCGACAATATGACGATCTTATAGAAGTGGACCTTGAATTTACTTCAGTTAAAGACCTTGAGTCTCAACTTGAGAGTCTTATTAAAAGAACGGATGTCACTCGCTTTAGTCATTGTTTAAACGAAACATACTAATTTTACCTTTTCTCACGAACTCCCACTGCAATGAAGCTGGTGGGATTCAGCGGAAAGGTTATTAGCAGCGGTGCTTTTAATACTGCTTTGAATCTGTCCCGGTGTCAATGGTGATGCCGGGCCGATTTTTTAACTTATAAAAGGAGCTATCCAATGAAAAATAAAAAGACAAAAAATGAACGCGATTATAAAGGAAGAGCCGGTGAACTAGTTTTTATAAACTATACTCATCCCTTTGATCATGCCCCGCCGACTGAGATTCTAAGAGATAATGGATTTATAAAGTTAACTAAGAGCTACATTGCAGTAAGTGATAATCGCTTTATTGAAGCTTACTTTATTGATGCAAAAGGTGGTTTTTTGCTCGGGCAGTATTCTGCCGACGGTAAGCAAGAAGCCTTTGAAGCGTATGAAAAACTAGTAGAGGAGACTGACAATGAAAAATAAAAAACAGAATCACACACAGGGACCTTGGCACACCGGGTCTGGCTACGGTCGAAGAATGATCATTGCCACTAATAATAAGCCCATTGCTGAAATGACTAACGAGTCTCGCTTTAAAGACGCACACCTTATAGCAGCAGCGCCGGACTTACTTGAGGCTCTTGAAAAAGCCTACGAAGTTATGAAGGTACAAGCTGTGACTAAGGGGTGCCAAGTTAGAATGAGTCATGCATTGGAGTTGAGTGAAAAAGCTATCGCCAAAGCCAGAGGCCAGTCATGACCGATTCAATCCTATACGCCCTTTTTGGCTTAAGCATTTGGTGTGTAGCCATTGCATTAACTGAATACGTGACCAAACAACGGCAAAGTCGAGCGGCTAATAGAAGGCTAATACAGAGCTTTAAAGAGGCCATAAGACAAGCACGGGCTAAAGAGTCCGGTAAGGAGTAGAAAATGTTTAGAAATATTAGAAGGATTTTATTATTATTAGTGTTACTGGGTTTAACTGCCTGTGCTTCAGTGCCGGAACCTAAGAGCGAGGCAGCAGAGCCAGTGAAAACCTTATTAGGTTATACTATCGTCCAAGCCAGGCAAGATATGAGTTTAACACCGGACCCTTATGATATCAGCCTAAGTGCTTGTTATACGGAAAGCGGCCAATTAATCCCAGAGCTCAATCAATTAAGAATGCGCTTGCAAAATGACTATAGTCACCGTGCAGGTAAACAATTCATTATTCAATATAATCACCGGACACTGTATCCGTTAAAAGGTAACTAGTGATGATGCGTTTAACGTTTCTCGCCCTATTAGGTCTCGTTTCACTAGGTTGCGCTGAAGATCCTAGAACGTTTACTACAGTAGATGCTGAATTAGTTAGTTATTATGAAGACTTTGGGGCGGACTATGAGGCACATACAGGGCAGGGTGCTGAGGCTATATGGTTTATAGGGGCGGGTTTTGTTGGCAAATTAAAACCTAATGAAGATGCTAGGTGTGATATGACCCAGCGCAAGGGACGTACTTATAAGCAACTATTTATAGCTAAGGAACGTTGGGAAAATGCACCAGAAGGCCGTCGAAAAGCTTTTATATATCACGAACTCGGGCATTGTTTTTTAGGCCGTGGACACGAGACCGGACACACATCCATCATGCAAGCATCTATACCGATGAGCCTTAATAAAGCAAGTGAGGCTGTTTTTAAGGCCTATATCTACGAGCTTTTTACTAATGATGATTCTGAAATAAGAAAGGAACTGGACAAATGAGTATAGCCGAACTTTGGAATAATATTATTACTTATGAAATCCCCGTGCCCGATATCATGGCCTGGGATTGGAGCAGCTTTTTAACTATAGCCGGGCTAGTGCTAATTAGCCTTGCCTGTGCCCATTTGGAGGCTTGAAATGGGTATTAAAATGATCAAACTGGAAGTAGAAAATAAAACCAAAGCTATTAGTAGATACGTGACTGTGGGTATAGAGGCACTAGTTAGAGATTATAGTGTGATTGCCTACGATACGCCACTAGGCCCGGATACTAGAAACATGACTATAGTTACTGGGCTGGAAATATATAGTAAAACCGGAGCCCGAATCACGGACCGTTTCAAGGCTAAATTCCCAGAAACCTATAATAAGCTAAAAACAACTATTGAACTTAATTCGGAGACTTATATATGAAACCATATGAACCTTATAGATTTAGTATAGATGAAGACACAGGAGTGGATTTTTGTGACGCTGGCGTGTGGCGAAGTTATCAAGTTTCCGGCTACGGAGACACGGCTAGCGAACTATATCAATCCTTAACTATTAGTGAAGTAGATCAAGATGGCGGTGAGCTAGACACCTATAACCTGGCCGAAGCACGTGAAGACGTTATCGAAGCTGCCATGCATATATTTACACGGGCACTATTAGGCGCACTTCAAGACAGAAAACCATTACTTAATCCAGAAACTTCCAGGCTAAGCATACAAGTGCAATTTAAACTCACATCCGCACAACCTAAAGACCTTTATGAAGCCTTGAATGTATTATTCAAACTAGGCTACGGGCCACTCAGCGAAGCCGATATTAATGCAACTAAGTTATATCTAGATAAACTTAAATTCAAAGCAGGACTGTGAGATGTTACTATCTATAATATTTACTATTTCAATTGTCTGGCTAGTTGAAACGTTTTGCGTGAAACTATTTCCGGCCCTGTGTACGTTGGCGTTTAAGTTCTTTTCCGCGTCCGCCGAAATTAATCCGCTCAGCTATACTCGGGCGATTATCCTCAGACTTCTTTCTATTAGGATTATCCGCTTTAGCCTTATTAGACTCAAAAGCGCCCATGACTTGATCAAAAAAACTTTTCTTTTTTTGCTGACTCTTACCCATAGAGATAGTGTAACTAAAGCAAAAATTAGTTACAAGACACTGTTACTACGCACTGCGCTGGCCACTTTTATCACAGTCCAGATAGGCTGGAATGAATATGAGCCTATTGAGGTTAATCAGGTTTCACAAATGGAGTTGAATCATGACTGAGATAAAAGAAGACAAGATAATAGTTCGAGCCGAAACTCATTATGGCCGACAAACAGTTTATCCCGTATGTGAAACCGCTAACACGTTTGCCGCTATTGCAGGGACTAAGACACTAACTGCCCGTGTAATAAAGCTGATTAGAAACCTAGGCTATCAGATTGAAGTACAGGCGCCGGAATTGGAGTTAAAAAACCTGGGAGAGCTAGAGCCATGACCTGCTAACTAGTCTCCCAGGAAAGAATTCATCGGAGGCTTACACTATGTAAGCTAGTCATAGAATACTAGCTATAAGGTTTTAATTATATATTAAAAAGGCCCTTGCTAAAAAGCCATATAACGGTTACCACTAAAGCTATAATAACACCCAGGAGTTACCAGCTATGAGTATTAGTGATCATAAGAAGATGATTTATAAAGACCAGTTAGGGCAGAAAGCGGCAGTTACACGAGAAGACTTAGGCGGAACACTTCCGAGCCAAGCTAATAGTAAGTTGCGCGAAATCGGGAATGACCTAGCCAGTCTTGTAGGACCTGAAAACCTAGAAGCCGAATACGTAGGAAGTACAGCAGTGCATGTATATAAATACGGGGACAAGTTTAAGATGCTAGAGTTTGCCACACAAACCGCACCTATAATACAACTACCGGAACATGTAGCAAGCTCTGCTTTGGATGCTCTTAGAAAGGACCTACAAGCTGCATTTGGGAGGGAGAGTCAGAAGTTGCGCTCAGGCTTCTAATTTTATCATGTTAAATTTAAAGCAGAAAAAATTTGGACATTTAACTGGACTTAACCCCACAGAAAAGCGCTCGCCAAAAGGTGAAATCCTATGGCAATTTCTTTGTATCTGTGGAAGGTTACATAACGCTGTTGGAAGTAAAGTAAAAGCGATGCAGATAATAAGCTGCGGTTGTACTAACAAAAACTACAAGCAAGGAAAATGTAACACAGCAACGTATCGAGCATGGGCAGAAATGCGCAACCGCTGTTTAAACAAAAATAAAATACGCCATCTTAAGGAGATAGCAGAAATGGAAAATATAAGTTATGTATGTTTATATAAAAGATTGCGTAGGGGTTACTCAATAACTGATGCAATACAGGGTAACTTAATGCGCAAGCCGCAGAAACTTAGAAGTGGGTTTTAATTATGGCACGTCATGGAAAATCCCAGCCTAAAAAATACCACATTACTAGTGCGGATAGGAAGTCCAAACCAATTAGGGTCAGTAAAGATCTGTTGGAACGTTTAAGCGCTTACAAACCTAACGGTTCTACATGGAATCGGGCTATTGAAGAAGTACTTACTCAAGCCTCCGGCCCCACATACTGGACATTACCTAGTTATACTTTTGATACGAAAAAAGCCGCAATAAAAGAGGCAATGGAGCAGACTGTATTACGGGGTAAAGAGTTTGAAGACATGGAAAAGCCTATAAAGGTCCGAGGTTAGAACTATGTATTATATCAATGCCCAAAGCATTCATACTTATGATAGTACCAGTTATGCAGAGCATCTTAAGTCAATTAAGGCCCATTGGTCTCGACTCAAGGCTAAACGTAAAGCAGCGAAGCTGTCTAGGGAGGCCGAGTCCAAGCCACCTGTCAAAGCCTATAGTTTTAGGTTTAATAAAAAAGGCACACCCGTATTGACAATACGTAAACGCAAACCCGCTTATCTGTATCGCTGCGAGTGGTTAGAACTAGAAACAGCTTATCCAGAACACCGGGAAGTTTTGCAAACAGTCCTTGCTAAACGTTCCATAACTATAAAACCGGATAAAAAATGAGCAAGCTAGCTGACCTATATAACAAACTAACGCCCAGTGAAGAAGAAGTCTATCACATGGTCTGTCTAGACATCAGTGTGGATGAGATAAGTAAGCAACTAAGTATCAGTCCAACTACTACTAGATACCATATAGATAATGTTTTTAAGAAGTTCCAAGTAACTAACCGCTATCAACTTATAGCTAAGAGCTATACGCCATTATGGAGGGAAGTCGATGAAGACACCCCCTGTGTATAAAAGTGGTGAAGTGCATGACCTAGTTCGCCATGCCCAAGTCTGTGCTCTTGAGCTTACTCCTAAGTCTACAAAGACAGTCTGTGGCTCATCGGTTGTTAACTACACAGAGTGGAGGGACGGATTTGGAAGGCTGTACTTTTACTGCGTTAATAACGAAGAGCGGTTTTATAAAACCAGTGAAGAGAAAAGAGAGTATCAACGCTTATGGAGTGGGTCACTTTGAAATTAGAAAACTTAAATAATTCACCAAGATTACAGTTCATAAAAAAAGTAATGGAGTACAAACCAAAAAAAGGATGTGAGGCATGAGGTCACAGGGAGGGAATATGTTTATAGATGCAATACTAATATCACTGATTGGCGCTTGTGTGGTGGCAGTTTATTTAGTGAAAGTAAATAGTGAGAAACCTGGTGTTGAGGTTAGAGAGTTAATGAAGTCAGTTAAGTCCGTGCAACTTCACTTAACAGACCTTGACGATACAAATAGAGAGCAAGACAAGTCTTTACTTAATTTAATTGAGACGAGTAACTCTCACATTGAAGCTATTAAAGACCTTAATACGCAAAGTAAAGAGCTTGTAAAAGACATGGATGAAATTCAAGACCACTTATCAAAGCTTCGAGACTCTGATCAATATCTAGATAAAAGGTTTTTAGAACTAGCCCAGCGGGTAGATCTAATTGACCTGGACTTAACTAAGACGAATAAAATCCTAGCCCGTCCCATAAACGTTAGACTTGGGCCAATGAAGTCAGAGAGCCACACGATGATTGTTAAGCGTAAAGGTCGAGTGCCATATAAGAAAACAATACAGCTTACAAAACCCTATGAGAAGAAATCAAAGTTCAACATGCCTGGTGTAAAAGAATCTAAGGTTGTAATGGAAGAGGCAGGGTTATGAATGACTCCGTGGCTGAATATATACTGACTCGTTTAAAAGTAAGAAGACAATTTATAGGGATGATTGTTCCCGACTCCGAGCTGCATAGAAACTATTGTGATTTCGTTGATGAGGTTATTGGGATAATCGAAGAGGCTGAAGAGTTAAGAAAGTTAGGTGAAAAATGAAATACTTAATTCTATTTTTACTTATGTCTTGTGCAAAGGCTGAGTATGGTCAAAACAATGAGCCACAAGAAAAGGCCACAGCCGATGATTGTTATTACAACTATGAGGTTGATTGCTTTGGCTGTTTATATATTAAAAAAAACGAGATGAAGTTTACTTGCGAAAAAGAGGACTAGATTATGTCAGAGATACTGATTGCTTTTTCACTAATATGCCAAGTTAAGTCTAGCTCACCTCTTGCCGCTCAAGAGAGGCAACGAAAGTGTGTGGCAGAGTTATTAAGCTGTGTTTATAGCTATGAGGGCTCACTTGATAAGACTAAGGTAGCTCATCAATGTTTAATGAATAAGTTTGTCGAGAAACCAGAGAGCAAGAAATGATACTAATAGTTAGCCTGTTGGTTATTGTTTTTATGGTCGATTTTTTATTCATGCTTAACGATTAGAAAGATTAACGCCAAAGGCTCTAGAGATTAACCTGTCTTGTAACAGCTTTAGGGTCTTTGGTTTTTTAAAGGCGTTTTTAGGGTGAAAATTGAAAAGGCCATTAAGACTGCCGCTGAGAAGTATTCAAACATAATTAAGCCTATACATGCTAACGGATTTATTTCTATAGCTGAGCATGATGCGTTCATAGCAGGAGCCGAGCACGTCTTTGAAAACTACGCTGTGATTGATCGTGCATTGATGGATGAGGTTATTGCCGAATTAAAGGCTGTTGAATGTGACTATCACTATGATCATAAGCTAGCACCTTGCAGGGATTATCCTTGTGGTATTTTTATGGTCCTATCCAAACTAAAAGCAAGCCAAGGGGGGGGGGATGGATAAAACAAAAACCATGATGATTTCGCCAGACCCAGTAACTGACTTAAAGAAAACTACTGTTAATCTAGATGTATATTTAGAGCTTGTCGATCAGCTAGACGGGGCGCTGGAGTTGATAAATAAAGCTGAGAACGCTTTGAAGTTAGCTCAAGGTGCTTTTAATGATGGGTGGGCAATTGATTGGGCCGAGATAGATAGAGCACTAGAAAAAATCAAAGCCTTCAAAGACAGGGGGAGTGAGTGACCGCTTTAGATAAAATCATGCTAGTAACTATCGGTGTACCAGGCCTTATCATTTGGATACTTTATTGTGTCTGGGCAATAGAGGGACTTTGGGAACTAGTAGCACAGTGAGAAATGTTATAGAGTTTTTGCCCCTTATATTTCTAGGTTTCCTTTTTTACTATTTTGTAGTCTATTTGTACTGATGGTAAGTGATCAAGACGAGGAAATTAGATTTTTACGCGAAACACTTAAGATCTATGAGCAAAGACATCAGGAATATAGAGCTATGCTTGATGTGGCTCGAGCCATACTCACCAATAAAAAGCACACAATCTTATTAAGAAAAGACGATGAATTCACTCATGTGGTAGAAAAGCTAGTCGAAAAACTAGTTGAACATGGAATTGGTGACAATGGCTGAGTGCAAACTAAGGCTCCATTAACCCTTTTACCTAATACCAGCAATACCTAAGCCAGCAGAGTTGCCCCCGCCCCCACCAGATGAAGGTGGTCCCGTAGATGCATCCACCTCAACAAAAGCAGTACGAGATGCCCCATCAAGCGAATCACTGCCACTAGTAAGTGTAACACTTGTTGGATCAATTACCTCATCCCATAAAACCATCTCGTTTAAACTATAATAAGCACCATCAACAAAGTTACCGTGGCCAAAGACTATCTCACCAAAAAGATCCATTTCACCTGGTTTAAAATAAAGCCGAGTTGAAGTAGAACTCCCTAAAGATACTGCGTCTTGAAATATCTCATACTTACCAGTTGTGTTATTAAAGGTAAATACTAAGTCATACCATGTTGAATTCGCCATAGAGTCATCAGCAATATAAGTTCCACCGATACCTAATAAAGCCCTATCATTATACTGATAAGTTTGAAATCCCCCGCTGCCTTGTTTAAAGTTAGTTTCAAAAAGAGGCTGAGAAAATGATGCCGAAGGCCTGCCCCATCTCCATATTTGCTGAGTGGATGACACTGCATCGGAAGATAGTCTTACTAGAACTGAAAAATCCCCAGTCTTAGTGAAATTGTCTCGAGAGGAATAAGAAAGCCCACCTCTAACATTACCCTCCATATCAATAGAAAAGCCTCCTATAGCTGTACCATCTGCGGTAACTGTAGGTATCCCACCAACTCGACCAGAGTCTAGAACTGCTGCCCCCGAATATCCACCCGAATACCTGGCTGTTAAACTATCGCCCCGAACTGCAAATGTAATGGCCATTCTGTATCTCCCTTAGTAACCCACTAGTATTCTAACTACATATGGTCAATGATATATGACATAATGCAAAACAGAACGTTCTAGCCTAATTTATCTCACGGAAGAGGTAGGTTAGGCAACTTTACTCTGCTAGACACCCGTTGGCGCGTAGATTAGCAAAGTCTAGGTTCGTATAATACTGTTTCCCATCATCACCCCTGAGGCCCATCCATCTAGACTGATTATAATTCCTAGTATCATCCGAATCCCACTTAAGTGGCCTGGTATCTAAGTGTAATCCACCTATAACCTCACCCCGATACTGCCAGTCTGGATAAAGCCCTATGCCAGTAAAACCAAAGCGACTGGCATCCAGTACTAAATCTGCCATACAATTATGATAATCAGGAATCACAATATCAACAGCACAGGCCCCGTTGGCTACATAATGAAAAGACTTAGAAGCATGTCCAGTAACCTTAACACCCGCTGTAACTATAACAGGTACCCCAAGCCAGTGTCTAAAATCATCTAGTCTAAGTAATAGCTCATCCGCAATAGCTCCAGGATCACCCCAATTATCCACGCCACTAGCATGATCAAAGTATCTAAGTCTTTGCCAGGTCTCAGCTCTTGCCATTATAACTTTACCTCTCTATTAATCGTATCTATGTGTCTAAAGGCAGCCTGTATTTTTTGGTCAGCCACGGCAATCTCTTTATTATTCTGCATGATCATATTATGCAGTGACTTAAGCTCACCAGAAAAATTATCCACACTGGTCTTTAACTCAATAATGGTTTTTTCAAGTTCACCAATTTTCTTAATATCCGATAACATTCCTTTGATCCACCAGCCTATGATACCCGTAATAATAGGACCGCCGCCACCAGCAAGTAATACCAATAACAACTGCTTATCTTCCACGGCAGGTCCTTAATTCTTCAAAAAGTTTTTGCGTATCTGCAGAACTGAGGCAAGCCATCTGACCCCTATCTGTTTGAATAATTTCAAAATCATAACGAGGTGAAGTGGGCACCTCCTCAACATCCCTAAGCCTAAGCATAGTCCCGCAACCACTACAAGCTATTAAACATATCATTAAGTAACTTTTCATCACCTTCATCAATAGCCTTTTTTACAAGTTGTAACTGTTCCTTAAGTTCTTTCCGGCTCATTTCGGAGCCATCTACCTGCTTATCACGGGCCCGTAAAATACTCTGAGCCAGTTTAATAAGTTCCGGTAACAATGTTAATACCTTAATCAATCCAGTCATTCTAACTTACTACCTATCTGCTTAACCAGATATCCCATAAGATCGTCCCGATTCTTCCCCTTAATCTCATCATCAACTTTATCAAGACCTTCAATAGCTTGCATAAGCCCAGGAAGTAGCTTTGCAATATCATCAACCCCAAGGCCTTGTTTTGCTTCATCAAAAATTAGGGCCAAAAAATCCACAACTTCTTTACTTTCTTTAGGCACGTTTAATTCGACTTTTACTAATTCCATCATCCCCTCCCTGGGTTTCAGTTAATTCAGTTTCCTTGCTGAGTTTCTTCGTGATAAAGCATATAAACAACTACGTTCTCTGCCCCGGCTACCCAATAGTCACTTCGATTAAGTGGGATAGTTCCGCGATCATTAGCAACAGTTGCTGCACTAAAGCCACTAGTAGAAGAAATTGTCGCTCCATATCCATTAGCAACGGTAACACTTGAGTCCCCAACAAGGGCAGTACCGTCACCAGCCACTCCAATATAAACTGAATGAACATATTCATCACTGGTAGTAAATTGTAAAGTTCCACCTGCCCCAATAGTTCCCGAGTCAACTTTTAATTTTAAATAAGTTTGACTATTAACGCTCATTGTAAGCTCCTTCTTGACACTCCTGATTATAAAAACATCTTGCCAGACATGTCACTCACTCATAAGGTGTAACCACTTTAACGAGGATGCTGACAAATGGTTACCAATTACACGGGGGAGACTAAGGACACTGGTTCTAAGGTAGCCCCACCTAAAGAAATTAAGCGTATGATGGGTGTGACTAAGAAACCCAATGGAGGCTATCACGTTTCCATAAACGCGTCCAGTTTGGACCTGATTCAGACTTGCCTTAAAAAGGCCCAGTTTCAACTACGTGATGGCTTAGTAAGTAAAGACCCGATGCTTGCACCTACTTTTGGTACGGGCATCCATAAGGCCCTTGAAATATTCTATGCTGCTCCTAGGGAAGCCCGCTCCCTCCCACCTGGATATAAAAATAAAATCGCCATGATCTGCCAAGGCACACCTGTTGAAGGTGATGAGTTAGTTCTTCAAGCAGCCCGTGGTTTTTATAATGAAGTCGGTGAAGAGCTCAAAGGTCTGCCGGACGAAGACAAACGTAGCCTAGCCAATGGCGCATGGTTACTGGGCGAGTACTTTGAAGCCCGTATCCATGATCCCTATGAAGTATTTTTCTACAATGACAAGCCTTGTGTAGAAACCCTTTATGAAGCCAACCTAATAGACACCCCGGAACTTACCATAGACGTTTTCGGCACCGTCGATGCTATTATGCAAAACAAAGCCAATGGGTCTTTAGTAATTTGCGACCATAAAACTTCCAGCGCCACTTTCATGGGAGACTTCTTCAACCGTACCAAACCAAACCATCAATACACTTGTTATGTATGGTTAATAGAACAGTGCCTAGGTCTTGGTATAGAAAATTTCATGATTAATATATTCCAAGTTAAGCCGAGACCAAAGACGTCTCGAGGCAAGGGCCCAGATTTCATGCACATTATTACTAAGAGAAGTGCTGAAGACATAGAAAGTTTCAAACAGTCCGTAATATTTTACGTATTACAATACATAACTTGTCTAGAGGCTGATTATTTTCCAATAGGCACAGTTAATGCTTGCGCCATGTATGGGCGCTGTTCGTTTTTACAGGTTTGTGAATCCCCCGCTTCCATCCAACAAAACATTCTTAATGCTAATTTTAAAAAACGAGGAGCTGAGTAATGGCTAAGATGAGTGACTTACTAGAAAACAGTTATATTGATTTACTTGTACTAGGGGAGCCTGGTGTAGGTAAGTCTGTACTTTCATGCTCCTTCCCTGGGCCTATTTTATATTTAGATTTTGACGGTAAGGCCGATAGTGCTGCACGTTTTTACAAAGGCAATAAAACTTTATTAGAAAACATTGATCACCGCAATTTAAAGCGAACCATGACCAATGATCCTATAGAAGAACTTAACTCTATTATAGAGAAAGAACTAATCCCGCAGGAGCGTGCAGGTAAGATGGAATATGCCACAATCATACTAGATTCCATTACAACATTTTCAGCCGCCACACTTGCACATATTGTAAAAACTAATCCTGGTATTAAGCGGGTGTCCACGAGGCAGGGAATTCAACCAGGTTTACAAGATTACGGAATTGTAAAACGTGAATTCACAAGACTAATTCCTGGTCTACTAGGCTTACCATGTAACATAGTAATGACCGCGCATGTTGCTGCCACTAAAGATGATCTTACCGGGGAAATTACTAGAAAGCCTGTAATGGATGGCGCGTTTTCTGACATACTAGCAGCCTACTTTAAAGAAGTTTGGCACCTAGATGCAGATAAGGGAAAGCGCATAGCCCAAACACAGAGTAATTATAAATATAAATGCAGATCACAGATTCCCGGCTTACCGGAAAAGTTTGACGTTACTTCTGGTTACGATGCATTAAAGGCTTATTTGTAATGAGATCTGATGGAGTAAAAACTTTAGCCTGCATAAGAAAGCGCAGTATGGAAGATAACAATGGCTGCTGGATTTGGTCTTTATATATTGATAGGGGCGGTTATGGTGATTGTCGCTTCCGTGGAAAAAGCAGACGTGCGCATAAACTAGCACTGTATATTGTCGGTGATATAACTGAGGAACAGCTAAATGACCGTAGTGTAGTGGTCAGGCATCTATGTGACAATCCACCATGTGTAAATCCTTCCCATTTACGTGCAGGAACTCATGCAGATAATGTTAGAGATAAAATGAAAAAAGGCAGATACCCAGTAGGGAATGCTCATTGGAATTCCGTTATAAATGATGAAGAAAGTAGTCATATTGCACAATTATTAAAACAAGGAATTCCACAAAGGAAGATTGCAAAATTATTTAATGTAACAAAACCCGTGATCGAACGCGTATCACGCGAAACTAATCTAACGACACAGAGGAGGTAACTATGTGTCCATTATTTACTCCGGATTTTTCCGAAGCCGCAGAAGACTTAGCCCCTGGAACCTACCAGGTCCGCATTACTAACTGCGAAGAAAAAACCAGCCAAGCCGGAAACACTTATTTAAAGTGGACGCTTGATACTATTAACGAGCAAGACCCTAAGAATAACGGGCGCAAACTTTGGCATAACACTATGCTCTCAGGCAAAGGCGTTATTATGCTTAAGCGTTTCTGGGATGCAGCTACTGATGGAGCCGATATGGGTACACAGTTCGACTCAGAACAATTGCTAGGTAAAGAACTTTCAGTAACTATCGATAAAAACGAAAAAGGTTACGCCGAAGTTAAAGCCGTTAAGTCTATCCAGTAATTAACTATAGTATTTTCATCTTAGGGGGGCTGAGTGCCAATTTCATCTCGAGTCAGCATCGTGGGTAGCGGCCCCTCTATTTCTGCACTTGCCGAAGGGATACCTTTTGCAGGTTACGAAAAACACCTTATAGAATCTAGCCTAGTAAAAGTAGGCATAGATCCGGACACGGTACACTATACCCACAACAGCCCGTCCCTTATTGAAGAACTAAACAGCCTGCCTAATTTAGAAATCATAGTAACAATGGGCGAGAAGCCCCTAAACGTTATCACGGGCAAATATTCCATAGACAAGTGGCAACTTAGTCCACTCGACACGGTAGAAACCATTAATGCACCTAAGTGCCTTCCTACTTTCGACTATAAACGTTTCAACAGACAGTATGAATATAGGCTGTTTTACTTCATGACTTGTCAGAGACTCAGTGATGCACTTAAAACCCCGGGTCCGTGGGTCCGTAAAGAGAGGATAGAACACATTAATCCGGACCCATTAACTATTAACCGCTTACTACGTAACAAGCCCATCCTTAGCGTAGATATAGAAACCAGTTGCGGAACCATAAACACCCTCGGCCTGGCCTGGTCCGCTAACGAAGCCATTGCAATCCGTATAGATCCCGGTCTCTTTGCCCCACATGAAGAATTTCAATTTTGGAAAACCATTGCCCGTTACATGGAAGATCCTAAAGTAAAAAAGATCCTACAAAACAACATATATGAAGGTCAGTATTTTGCCCGATACGGCATTAAGCTCCAAGGAATCTGGCACGATACAATGTGGGCCCAGAAACTCCTCTACCCCGAATTCAAACAGGGCCTCGATATGGTCGGACGCTTTTACACTAACGAAATCTACTGGAAAGAAGATGGGAAGGATTGGAATAATATTAACAATTGGCTAGAGCACCTACGCTACAACATATCAGATACTATCAATACATACGAAGCCGCCATGAAACAGCGGGAAGAATTGGCCGAACGTAACATGCTCGCCCTTTATTACAACTACATGATTAAACTCGCTGAGCCCTTATTAGAAATGTGTACCACTGGTTTACGCGTAGATCAGGAACGTAAATTAGAAATAGCCCAAGAAGTAAGCAGGGACATAGATGAAATCAAAGCCGGCCTAAGTCAGCCCATAAATCACCGCAGTCCTAAACAAAAAGTCGACCTCTTCAAAGCCAAGGGCTATAAGTTGCCAACTAAGAAAAACTCCAAAGGAAAACGTAGCGAAAGTGCAGATGAGTTATCGTTAAAAAAACTCCGACTTAAGTATCCAGATGACCCAGACATCGCGGCCCTATTGCGTTTAGCTAAATTAGAAAAGTTCAAAAGCTCATACATAGACTTTGATTATCATGATGACGGCATAGTGCGTTACTCGATCAAGGGCTCTGGCACAGAGACACTAAGGTTTGCCAGTGGCCTCGATGCTTGGGAAATGGGCTTTAACGCTCAAACCATTCCGAAAAAAGCTAAGAAGTTTTTCCTGCCACCCAAAGACCATATCTTTTTACAAGTCGATCTAAGCAAGGCCGAAAGTTATTACGTAGCCTACAAGGCACGAGAAACACGCCTTATAGAAATGCTCAGAAACGGTGAAGACATACATAGCTACGTAGCCAGTCACATCTACGGAGTACCTATAGAGCAAGTAATAGCCGAAGCCAAAAGTGGTGATAATAAAAAGCGCCAAGTGGGTAAGAAATCGGGACACGGAGCCAACTATAGTATGGGCCCGGTTACGTTTCAAGCGTCCTGCCTTAAAGAAGATCTTATTATAACGAAAAACGAGGCCGAGAATGTGCTATCTACGTATCATAGATTATTTCCCGGCATCCGTAGATGGCATCAAGAAGTTAAAGCTCAGATCAGAGCTAAAGGTTATCTAGAAAACCCCTTCGGTTTCCGGCGCTATTTTTACGGACGCATAGACGATAATACCTTTAGAGAAGCTTATGCTTTCGAACCTCAATCCACCATACCTATGATCATGAATCGCTTATTATTACATACGGTTAAATTACGAAACCTAGGTTTAATTGATTTCAATATACATCTTCAGGTTCACGATTCCCTTGTATTCAGTGTGTTACCTGATCAGTTACCAAAACTAGTTAAAGTGTGTCAGGATTTAAAGGCGTGGCAACCCGGCGTGGATTTTACATTAGGCAAAATGATCATTCCAATAGATCTAGAAGTTTCACATAATCTAGGTGATATGCAACCGGTGGAGGTGTTTTTAGATGCAAATGAATAAACAGATTAACACCCCCAAACGCTTTACTAATCACCGTTGGCATAAGATGCGTGAACGTATTGCCACTATTTCCTGTTACAAAAACATCAGCATAGAAATGACTAAGGACGAGTTTCGAAACTGGGTAGAGAGTCAATGGACAAATATTACAGAACTTTATGCTCAAGGTAGGCGTGCCTCCATTGATCGAATTGATTCAAGTAAAAATTATAGTTTGGATAACATCCAAATAATGGATGCGTATCTAAATACAATACATGGTCAGCGTAATGCCAACAAGCAGCGTACTTTGCGTAAGGCGGAGGCGCACCCACCCAAGGCCTGCCAACAATGTGGAAAACGTATGGTGCGTGGTGCAACCTGCAAGTATGAGGCGTGGACTGAGTTCAAGGTTAGGAAATACTGCTCGCCTAAGTGTAGGTACAATGCCATGGACATTAATGAAAAAGGTCAATTTAAGCCAGGACAAAAATAGATTAACTCATCGGGGACAGCATGGCAGAACGCAGAACAGGAAACTTTATTCAAACATTCGTAGATACATATAAAGACGGATATGTGCCTACTAAATTCTATCTATGGGGAGCTATTAGCACAGTAGCTGCAGCCCTTGAACGTAAAGTCTGGATACCTTTTGGTAAAAACAATATCTACCCGCACTTATTTATCACCCTAGTTTCGGCCCCCGGAATAGGTAAATCCAGTGCTATGAGACCTGGGCGAAAACTTCTCCAACAACTCGAAACCCATTATGGAAAAAAGATCCGCTTTCTGCCTAATAAGCTCACCGAGCCAAAGATGCTAGACATAATGAACGCCCATGAATTTTTCACCTATAACAACACTCACTATCAACATACTTCCCTTTATTTCGTAGCCAGTGAGGGCGCTACTGCTACTAAAGATCTTTATGGCGGATTCGTAGATACCATGACAGCTCTATATGACGGGGATGATCTAACTAAGGCCACAGTCAGTAGAAGCCGTGAAATTAAAATAGTAAACCCCTGTCTAAACTTCATAGGCGGATACACCTTCAGCTCCCTTAATGACCTATTAACTACTGAAGGAATCATGGGCGGGTTTGCTTCTCGAGTAATTTACATAGTACATAAGGACAAGATTAAACGTGTTTCAAAGTGGCAAGGCGATACTCGGGGCCAGTTAGATGAACAAATAAATGGCGACTTATTATACGACCTCAATGCAATTAACGACATGGTGGGACCTTTTACTGCAGATACAGAATACGCAGAAGCTTATGATAAATGGTTTACGGAGCACGACTTAAAAACACAAGAGATTGAAAACGAAAAACTGCGTGCCCTTATGGTCAGAAAACCTGATCTAGTAAAAAAACTCTCTATGATACTAAGTGCATCTAGAACTAGTGATAGGTTATTAGAAATAAATGACTGGAACCATGCTCTAGGACTTATTGAAGCTAATGAAAAGGAGCTACCGGGTATGATTAGAAAAGGCCAAGCTATGCAAACAGGAACTCAGTCAGGTATCAATGCCGCCATACTGGATCACATGGACAAAAACACGACCGGAGTAGTGTTAAAGCGAGACATAGTTTCAACCCTTTCTGCCAAGGGCTTTAAAGGTGACGATGTTCATAGGACATTACATAATTTACTTTCTGGCGAAAGTTTTCTAGCCGAAATTAATGGCAGCTTAGTACTAACGGACACACCAGATTTCTACCTTTAAAACATTATCAAGGACTTCCGTTACTACGACTTGATAACCTAGTAAAGCTAATGTGTGATCCAGTTCTTCTAGTGCCAATTGCACATCCGTATCTTGTGAATAAAACTTAGCGCGCATTGCTTCCTTAGCCTCGGAAGAATCGGCTACAAATTTCACTGATTAACCTCTTCGATAGTTTTCTGTCTGGACCTAGTTTCGGCTGCCCGTTTAATCCCTTTAAGTGCCATTGCAGAAGGTGCCCAACTATTAACAGCTTTAGACATCCTAGAAACCATAGAAGGATTACTCTCTGCCCATTTTGGAAACTTATTAAGTACGGCCTGCCAGCCACCGTCTTGCAAATACTGCATAAGTGGCATTCCATCGGCAAAGGCCATGCTTTCGGCTATATTAGCCCCGGCACTGGTTCTAGCTGCACCCCTAGTAGCGACTAAGTTAATAAGTGTTTTAACCATGCCGAGTTTTTCCGGCGGCAATTCAACCTTATTCTTAAGCTTAGTCTTCTGCACCATTTGACCTAGGTTCATAAGCGCATTGAAATCCTTACGGGCCATGCCCGAGCTTTCTAGTAAAAGGTCTTGCATTTCCTTACCAATACCTTCACGTTCATTGGCTCCGAACTTTCTAGCCATGGCTTTCCAGTTAACCTGACCTGCATTATCTGGATCAATACTAGCGTTTTTCAAATGCACAAAATAATCATTAGCTAGTTCCTTGAAAAATTTAGGATCTTGATCGTCTAGTATAGCCTTAGCGGACTTGGCCAGTGATAGTGAGTTTTTACCCTCAAACAGAGTACTGACTAAGGCTTTTCTAGAAAGATCAGACTGTTTGAGTAGATTACGTAATTCACTCTCACCGGTTTTAAAATCCGAATACTTTTTCATAAAGGCTTCATAGGACCCGCGCTGGTTTTCAGGAATCACATTACCGATCATTTTAGTGTAATCATCTCGAACAGCGTTTTTCAGTGGAATAAGTGCATCCGCTACAGCTTGGCCCGAGCCCTTACCGTAGGTATTATCAATTTGATTTCTAAGTCCCGTGTAGATCTTATCGATGTCGTTTACGCTAATTTGGCCGCCAGACATTTTCTTCTGCACATTCTCATAAGCATTAAGAACTATAGCGGATTGGTCCTTAGTAAGGGCGGGAAATAGTTCTTGCATCTGCTCGGCCTTCACCTTAGTAGGCAGCGCTTTTCCGGTTGCATCTAGTAAACCCTCAGGTCCCGCTCCAACTTGTTGCATGACCTCACCAACACTTTGCACAGTGCTTTCGGCTGGCTGGGGCATTCCTTTGAGTTCTTTTTTAGCCAGGTTTCTAAACCCTTCAATTTGTTTCCCGTAATGCTTCCCCATGTCTTTAAAGGTAACGTTAAATTCCGTGCCCGTTTTACCCATGTCGCGCCCAATGCCTTCAGCCATTGCACCGTAAGCATCTTTGAGTACTTTCTTTTGTTCTTCTACAAAGTTCCTATAAGCAGGCGCCGAACTAAGTTCATGCTCAAAGAGCATTAATTCATCACTGCCGGAAGCTTGTCCCGGTCCT